AGTAAAGGTATACGGCAATGTTGAAAAGAACATTGCCGCTATTCCTGGTGTTACCGAACATAGATTCAATCAATTACAAGAAGTAGAAGCGGTACTCAACTACTTGAATATTCAATTAAAGAAAATTCGCCGAAAACATTTTCAAAAATATTTAGAAGCGTATAATAGAGCATTGACAAGCCGTGATGCTGAAAAGTATGCTGAAGGTGAAGATGAAGTAATTGATATGGAAGTATTGATTAACGAAGTAGCATTACTACGCAATCGTTGGCTTGGTATTATGAAGGGCCTTGAAGCTAAACAATGGCAGATGGGACATATCGTGCGTCTACGCACTAGTGGAATGGAAGATATAACAATTGGCTAATATAAAACAACACCGAATGGGGAAAGCTATCCCGGGCGTTATTCTTAGTGGTAACGGCAGTAGCCACAATACAATCTCAATAGCAAACATCCCTCCCTTAACAACATCACATCAAATTAATTCAGGTATGATAAGCATAAACGATTGGGGTGACTCTATTTCTATAAGTGGCAATGTAAAAAAATATGAGGTGTTTGAAACCACTGAAGATATTTTAGCATTGAGTGTTACTTGGCATAGATTGCGTCCATTAATTAGTCATGGTATTAGTAACATAATGAATCCTAGTAACAGACCAACTAAACTTACTGATGAAATACTTTTCAAAGAAATGACTCAGGAAGATAGAGATAAGGCTAATGTTATTCGTGATTATTACAGTAAGAAACTTATGGTAATAACATTGCGTGGTCAAAAACTAACTAATTACCGAAAAGATTTGAACACATTCATTCACGGTAATAGTAAAATAGTTAAAGAAGAAATGATGCCATTGATTTATCGTCTACCTGAATTCTATGAATATGATATTAGTACTGATGAGATGTTTAGGGAATTAGACACCCGTTTTGAAGATAGTAGAATTGCATCGGGAACTATCAAAACAGTTTCTCCTGTAAGCAAATTTGTAGTAAAACGCAAACGCGGGAAGTTCAATGAATATTGGATGAAGGATAACGAAAATAAACCTTACAAAATTGAGATTGAACATTCTAATCAATTAATGCATTTGTGGGATTACTTTTTTGAAAAAAATTCAGTCACTTTAGACTGCATAAGTAAATTTGAACAACGTGATAACGTAGGTTATTACAAGATAATTAAATGGACAATACAACATTAAAGGAAATAATATGAATACACCCAGCTTTGCTGCATTAAGCGCAGCCGGACAACTTGAAAGACATATGATTGAACGCCGACCAGTTGGCGCTAATGATGTGCAAATTAACATTGACTACTGTGGCGTATGCCATACTGATTTGCATTATGTAAACAATGATTGGGGTGACGCACGTTACCCATTAGTACCCGGTCATGAAATCATTGGCCGTGTTGGTGCAGTAGGTAGTAACGTAACTAACTTTACCGTTGGTCAACGTGTTGGTGTAGGATGCATGGTTGACTCTTGCCGTGTTTGCAATTCATGTAAAGTTGATTTGCAACAATATTGTGGTAGCAAAACTATGACTTATGCTAGCAATACACAAGACCCAGGTGGTGTAACACATGGTGGATACTCTAAAAGTATTGTAGTAGATTCGTCATTCGTATTGAATGTACCTGAAAATCTAGATCCAAGTGCTGCTGCTCCATTATTGTGTGCAGGTATTACAACATACAGCCCATTAGCACATTGGAAGATTGGACCCGGCATGACTGTTGGTGTCATTGGTTTAGGTGGATTAGGACACATGGGTATTAAGTTTGCTAAAGCAATGGGTGCCCGTACAGTTGCAATTACTAGTTCAGAAAGTAAAGTTGAAGCTGCCAAACAATTAGGTGCAGATGATGTATTGATTTCAAGTGGTGACATGAATCACTATAACAAGCAATTTGATTTCTTGTTGAATACAATTCCAGTACAACATAATTTCAATCCATACATGCAATTGCTTAAGATTGATGGTACAATGTGTATCGTTGGTTCAATTGGCCCAACAGGTATGCTTAATACTGCACCATTGATTATGGGTCGTAGACAGATTACTGGCTCATTGATTGGTGGTATCAAAGAGACACAAGAGATGCTAGACTTTTGTGGTCAGCATAATATTGTATCTGACGTTGAGGTAATCAATATTCAGGACATTAATAATGCTTATGTTCGTATGCAAAATAATGATGTTAAATATCGTTTCGTAATTGACATGGATACTCTAGCACCCCTATAGAGTGTTCTTATGAGAACAAAAGCCCCAAGAATTGACGTTTTTGGGGCTTTTTTGTTCTGGCCAGAACAAAATCCTGAGGTTGACATTAAATGGTTTTGGGTATATAATACAATCTTAGACAGTTAACTAAAGGACTTTTTATGACACAAGTTTACGACCGTTTGACAGAGCAGGAAAAGCGTGAAGTTCGTATGTACGGTGTGACCGTTGCAGGTATGCGTGAAAGCATTGAATCCAGTATCACTTTCAAGTTTTCTGGTCCTGCTATGATCGCCGCAAGTTTGATGTCCGATGCACAGGAAATGATTAACCCCGAGTACGGTGATGTTGACTATATGCGGGCTGAGGATGCCCGTCAATGTCTGAATCGTGCTAAGTGGGTATTGTTTGAATATGTAATGAAACAGGATTGACATTAAATGGTTTTGGGTATATAATGTAGTCTTAGATTGATTAACGGAGCAAATATGTCTGAATTCACTACTTGGGAACAAATGTCTGAACTGGAACAGGCCCAGTCTATTTACTGGGATATGTATAAGGACGCACATGGTATCCGTCCCCGTCATGTGGATACTAGTGGTTGGACCCTTGAAGTGTTTCAGGAAGAGTTTGCAGACCTGGGTCGTATCATTGCCGACAATGAGAACCAGCGTAAGGTCTTTGAGGCTGATGCTATTGAGAAGTTTGAAAAACATGTTACCGATACAATTTGTATGGGTGCAGGCAATCGTGAAACCGCACTGCGCTGGATCATGGATGCCAGCAATGCTAACGGTGACTGGGAATATCTATGCTATGATTTGGGCTTGCCCTATCAATATTTTCGTAAGGTTGCGTAAGGAGAGTCAAAATGACTAAAGTTACAGGATGGGACACTGGTTTGATGCAGGACTATCATAGCGGATTGGCCCGTTGGTTCGCATCCCGCTTAGGTGCTAGGCATGAAATTAGGCTTTTATTTGCAAAATAAAGTTGACAATAAATGGATTTGGGTATAAAATGAACACTTATTCAGTTGAAAGGTGTTTATGAAATTCAATTCTGTTGCATTGTCTACTTTGTATTTCAAAGTGTCTGTCAAAAAGAAGCCCTATAGCAATGAAGAAATTTGTTTGCTAATTGCTGCTAGCGATCATACTAAACGAAACGCAAAAGATAAAGTAATGCTAGGCAAGACTCTATACTTTAGAGAATTGCCGCTCAATACTGAACAATCAATAATTGATTCAAATATTGAAAGTATTACTAAACTGAATAACTATTCAGTAGCCCAAGTGTTGTAAAAACACAACATACCCAAAGTTGACAATAATTGGCTTTGGGTATATAATACAATCTTAGACAGTTAATTAAAGGACTTAGAAAATGGCTAAAAAAATCTCTATCAAAGTTTTCGCTGACCCGGGTCATGCATGGGCCCGCTTCCCTAAAGCTACGCTGGTGAAACTTGGTATCGCAGATAAAATCTCTACATACAGTTACATGAACGGTGCCAATGCTTTCTTGGAAGAAGATTGTGATTTGTCGCTATTGGTTAGCACCCTGCGTGAAAAGGGCTATACTGATATCAAATTCAACGAAAGCCACGCTAATAAGCAAAGCAAAATCCGCGGATACGCTACATATCGGGCTTGACATTAAATGGTTTTGGGTATATAATAGAGTCTTATTCAGTCAACAACAGGAGTTTTATATGGGCTACAAAGTTATCGCAGACAAACATCAAATGGATGAGATGCGTACCAAGTACGGTCCTCGCAAGGGCTTGGAAGGTCCTTTCAACTTCTCCGGACGTGTCCTCTATTACGATACCAAAGAAGGTCAGTACTATGACCCGACTACGGACTTTTATGTTGAGCGGGATGAAATGGATATCATCCATCAACGTATTGTTGATATTTTGAAGGCGTAATTATGTTTTGGACTATCGTTCTAATAGGTGCAGGATTGAGTTCAACCAGTGTCATGTATGTGGGCCAGTTTGAACAACAGGAAACTTGTGCTAAAGCGGCACAAGAATTCAAGGCTCAGGGTATGAAAGCCGCTTGCGTACAAGCAAAATCAGCAGACGCGGCTAAAAAATAATTTGACAATAAATGGTTTCGGGTATATAATAGAGTCTTAATCAGTTAATTACAGGAGTTTCTATGTCAACAATTCGCATTCTGTCAGGTTCTTATCGTAATCAACCCGTAGTCGGTGAAGTGTTTACGCTAGTCAAAGGGTTCCAGACAGGTAAAAAAGGTAACTATGTTACTGTTAAAAATGAGGGCCAATTCAATATTGCTATTGATGAAGTCAAAGTAAAAGTGGATACAATTG